TGCTTGACATAGACAACATAAAGGAAACTATACACAAGACATACAATCATATCATGGAAAACAAAGAAGAGATACTAGAAGGACACAAGAGCTGGAAACCAAATACTAGATATGCAGTAGAAGTACATACTCACAAGAAGAAACTCACTAGAGAAGAATTTGTAGCACTGCTAGATGAATGCAAAGAGATGACAGGACATAGGACATACAAATATTGCTGTGAATATTTTGTAGCAAACACTGGACTAAGTGGATTCACATTTAACAACTATGTCAAGAAGTACAATATTGTCTTTGATGAGAAAGAGCCTACTCCAGTGTTTGACAGGTCTAAGTGTGGTCGTAAGAATCCTGTATGGCCTGACCATATCCAGCCTGAAGAGTGGAAGCTGAAGCCAGAAGAGATAGGAAAGCTTGCTATGCAAAGATGTCCTTGGATAGATGAGCTGAAGATACAGGCCATCAAGAACTGGAAGTACAAGAAACTGAAAGAGCTGAAATAGTATGTCCACTAAAAAACCTAGCCACTAGATAGGAAGGGAAACAGGCTAGGTCATTCACTATACGCACCATACATATAGTTGTCTCACTATATTATATGGGATATCTTGCTCAAAGTTTAGACACAACAGCATTGAAGTCTACTGACCTAGCTAAGTCAGCTCTGTAGTCACTCACTAGCTTCTCTTCAGGGAACTTGTAGTGTATGCTGAAGTGCCTTCTCTTGTTCTCTTCACTCTGCCTAGCATTCATAGCCTTGTACCTAGCTAGATAGTGCTCAAGCCCTAAGTGGTGGTTCAAGTGCAGCACATATATGTCACCATCATACCACTTCACATCACCAACAGGAACACATGAGTGAGAGCCCGGAGCGAAGTTTGTCTCTTCAATCTTGTTAGGGTCAAACAGCATGCCTGGCTTTCCTTGCACATTGTATATAGCTCTCTTGCATGTCTCATGCAGCAGCTTGCCTTCTTCATAGACAGGCATAGACTCACTTATGAAGTCATACCACTTGAGCCTAGCCATAGTGTAGCCATTGTCCTTCATGTACTTGAGCTGATGATCAATGTCCTTTGCATACAGCATCTCATCCATATCACACACATAGACATAGTCTGCGCGTCCCCTGCTCGCTTTCCAGACATTGTTCTTCATGTTCATATGCACGGTGTCATTCATGCCATCTGTAGCAAAGCTGTCAACTGTTATCCAGTCGAACTGCTTCAAGTACTCTACAGATCCATCATCTGAGCCATTGTCATAGACCCATGCATGAGTGACAAACTTCTTCCAGTACTCAATGACGAATGGCAGCACTGCCATCTCGTTCCAGCATAGTGTGTATAAGTGTACAATCATGCTATATGTATACTAAAGTGCAGCATAGCTAGCTTGGCCATGCTGCACGCACCTAATAGAGAAAATACCGTCTTTGGTATTTGTTCCTTATGCTCCAACACTTGAGTCATTAGAGCCAGACCTGAGAGTTCCCATGACAATAGGGCTGATTCCTGTGAACTCTACACTGAATGATGCATTGTCATCGTTTGAAGCTGTAGCACTCAGTGAAGTGATGATAGCTTTTCCAGAGAATGGTGTTCCTGTAGCGACCCATCCACCTGCATCTTCAACTTCAGCTACACGTCCAGTAGTCTTTGCAGAGTTCTGGTTAGGAGACCACATCAGAGTGACAGGTGTGCCATTGCTGTAGTAGTTGAACAGTGAAGCGAAAGTCTGCTCACCAGTGTAAGCTGACTCAGCATACAGGTTGTCAGAGCTTGCAGTCCAGCTTCTCTTAGTGATTGCTGCTGAGCTCCATCCATTTCCACTATCCTTGTTAGAAGTCTCGCTAGTCTCTGCGCTCATCTGGATCTCGCATGAAGTAGCAAAGCCAATGACCTTGCCATCTACGAAGATCATAAGGTCGGAGCCTTTTATGATTCTCTCATTGAGATTTGATTGTGCCATATCTTATAAGATTCTTATGGTATGATTTCAAGTAGTGGAATATTTATTGCTTAGAGCTTGAATTGGAAAGTCATAGGCTGGTAGTACACATCTTCTTGGAACTCTTCATCAGATCCAATCAGCTGCATGCTCATGCTGCTCTTCCTGAAGTGCTCATGCATAGCATCGTCTACCATGTCAGCTACTCTGCACATCTCTTCATATGTGTCACTGAAGACAATGACACTGACTGTGCATGTGACACCAGTCACAGTGTCTTTGTTGTAGTCATACCAGCCACTAGCCTTGTTGTAGACTATGAATGGGAACTTAGTCCCTTCTTTTGCTATAAGTGGGCTGATTGCACCTCTTGTAGCTTGCTTGAGTCCTTCATGACTCATGAGTGCTCTCCTCACCTCAGTGCCAACGTTCCATATCGTAAGTTTGTCCATGTCTTATATCCCTCTCAAGGCTAGTATAGCCTCTATGTTTGTATGTACTACTTCTTGCATCCTGTACCAAGCAGCCTCACGCTTAGCATTGATTGCATCACGGAAGAACCACCATTCAGGCATCTGTCCTCTGTGAGCTTTAGCACCACTCTTCAGCTTAGCATACCTTGACTCAGTTCCTTTCTCCATCCACTTCAGCCTGAAGTCACCCATGATGTTGATCTTAGTCATAGCCTCATCCTTGTGGTACTTCATCTGTATGCCTTCCTCTAAGCTCCTGACACCAATCACTTTGCCTGACTTCTTGCTCTTGACTAAGTTCCATCCATGCTTTGCGTTAGTGTATGTTGACTTAGCCTTGCCAGTGTGTGACCTGAGCTGCTTCTTAGCTTCTTGCTTGACTATTGCAGCAGCTGCTTTAGTAGCACGCTTTGCAATCTTCTCAAGCTGCTGGTCATTCAGCTTCTCAAAGACTTCTTGGAATGTGTCAGACTTCAGCCTGACATCTATGTCTAGTCCTTCTCTGCTCATTCTCTGACTTCTTCAACTACTAAGACTTTGTCTCTGTACTCTAGGTCTTCATGCCACTCAATGACTTGGTACCACTTTCCACTGTACTTTATCCTTGTAGTGTTGTCAATCTCGACATACTGCCTGACTATCATCTCATATGAGCCAAGCATAGTCTCTGAGCTGTTCTCAAGTGACCTAGACCTGTTCCTGAAGCTGATTGCAGCACGTGTCTTCCTGATGAGCTTGTATGACTCTACTTGCTCACCGTAGTCATTCTCTTCTACCTCTCTGTGGTAGACTTCAACTTGGTATATGAATCCTCCTGCTTTCATTATGCTTCATGTGGGAATCCGTATTTGTATAGAGGGTGGAGCAGCAAATCAAAAGCTGGATTGATCTTCAGCTCTCTGTCAGCACTCATCTCTCTGTCTTTGTACATGCTTGCAATGAGCATGAGCGCAGCAGCTCTCAGAGTCATGTTCTGCTTGTTGTCATCCAAGCCAAACTCATCTAAGTCTTCACGGTTGATGTACCTTGCAACTGCAAGCTCTGCTATGTTGATCAAGTTGATGAGCAGCTCATCATCTTCAGTGTAGTCTGCATCAATGTTCAAGTATCTCTTGACGTGCTCTATCGACAGTATCATCTAGTGTTGTATAATGGATTTTGTTATTTATTGACTAGGAGCACACTATAGCTAGCCTGTGCAGGAACGCCGCCTGATACGTTAAAATTCGTTAAGGCTATAAGTTTATCAGGCTAGACTCTAAACTTTTCCCTGTGAGCGCAGTATGCATTGCGTACAATTTTTAAAATTTAGTATTAATTTAAAATTAAAGAGATGGAAAATAGTTTTTTAAGAGAAGTAGAGATTGAGGAGAGGAAGAACTCTGTCTCAACCAAAAACAAGTACCTAACACTTTGGACTTTGAGAGACTTACACTCATCAATAGACCTCAAAGAGACCCTTCAGGAGATCTATCACAAAAAAGTCTACACTAGGACCATACAAGTCTTCTCAAGTTTTGAGTTACTACCTCATTTTGACTTGTTTGAGATCCTAGTAGTCTCAGACTCACTCAAAGATTGTCTCAATCTCTACAAGGATCTACCAACCAAAGGATCTATATACTACAATGGATCTAAAGTAGATTTGAGGAACTATCTATAAGTTCCTCACTCTTGTGTGAGTGCTTGTCTATCCTGTCAAAGAAGTCTAGCAGCTCATCTAGTCTCTTCTGGCTGTCTTCTGTCATATGCATAGTATTTATGACAGAGAAAGGGTGTGACTTTGTGTGTCACACCCTTGGAATATCAGAAAAATGACTGAAACAGATGGGATCTAGTTACAGGCTAGAGTCTGCTGGCTCAGCTGAAGCCTCAGCAATCTTCTTAGCGACTACTGACTCAGCTCTACGAATCTTGCCATCGAAGTAAGCATTGATGACAAGTCTGATCTCGCCATAAGTAGCACGTGTGTACTGGTCAACTACGACCTCAACATCACCCCACTGTCCAATGACGAAGTCCTTCAGGTTACCGAACAGGATACCTTTAGCAGCGTTAGTCACAGCTGTTGGCATGCCATCAAGCTCGCCACCTTCGAACAGGAATCCACCCTGACCTACAGCCTTCACAGCCTGACGTGCATCAGCCTTGATAGCTGGGTTGATGATGTATCCAGTAGGAGCTACGTTAGCTTCCTCTGCTGCTTGCTCAATGCTCACGATGTTAGCAAAGCTGACTGCATCAATAGTGCTAGCGTTGTAGAACAGGCCTGCTGGCTGAGTAGTTGTTCCAGCTGCATCACCAAGGAAAGTCTTCTGGAGCTTGTCTGTGAGTGCATTGATCAAGTCCTGACGGATTACAGACTCAATGTTTGCATTGCTCTGGAGGATGAGCTGCTTAGAGATGTCAACATAAGCTGAAAGTCTCTTTGGCTGGAGTGTAACAGCAGTGATAGCTGAGTCAGTCTTGTCAGCCTCAGTGATCTCACCTTCCCAACCAACAGTGTTAGCTGCCATTGCAGGAATCTTCACGTCACCCTGCAGACCAGTCAGCCATGTGAAGTTGCCAAGCACTACGTTGTCATACAGTGGAGTGAGCAGACCTTCAACAACAGTCTCTACAGTCTCGCCACCTTTTGCACCAGAGTCCTGAGTCACAGAATACTGTGTAGCGTCACGATTCTCAAAAGCAGGAACGTTGATGTTGCCAAGAGAAGGATTCTCGATTCTCTTGCGTATCTCGCTTGTAAGGTTGATTTTCTTCATATCAATATCAATATGTGTTTTCGATTTGTTTTCAATTTGTCTCTTCTCTTCCTCAAGACTCTTGTCGATGTCAGCAATCTGCTTGTCAATGTCTGCCATCTGAGAGCGAACTTCATCAAAGAGTGTCTTCTCATCATTGTTGAGAGTCCTCTTCTCTGCTTCTCCTTTGCTGAGGATATCTTCAGCTTTCTTGCGAAGCTCAATCTTCTTCTCGTACAGTTCTATCTTGTTCATGGTATAGAGGTTGTCGTATTATTTATTAGTTGAGCAGCGAACGGAGCGATTTGTAGTAAGAAGCGAGATCTCTGTCTTCCTCGTCCTCATCATCAGGCTCATCAGAAGACTTCTCTTCCTCATCCTGCTTGTCTTCCTCAGACTTCTCTTCAGTTTTCTCTTCCTCTTTCTTCTCTTCGTCCTCTGAGCGGTTCTCCTCTTCGTCAGCTGGCTTCTCTTCCTCTTCAGCTCTCTTATTCTCCTCTTCGTCTTCTTTAGGAGCTACTACAGCTGGGTCACCATTCTTGACCTCAGCGTCTTTCTCTTTCTCCTGCTCTTCATCAGCAGATCTGTAGTCTTTACTCTTTGGTTCTGGCATATTGTCATCAGTTGATTCTTTTTTCTCTTCTTCAAACTTCTTGAAGTCATCAAGTGACCTCATGTCAACAGAAGTTGCTGGATAAGCTGGCAAGCATGAGAGGATTGAGCACTCATCAACCATCTTGAATGAGTTGATGTCTCTTGAGAAAGTACCATCTTCATTCTCAGTCCATGTGACAGAGTCTGCCATGAAAGCGAATGAGCATGCATCTATGTCACCTCTCCTAATTCCTTCAAGTACTTCATCACCTTTAGCAGTGTTAGGCACATCAGTCTCAAACTCAAGTCCTCTGTCAGTCACAAAGAGTCTCAGTGAGCCTTTGCCAAACTTAGATCTTGCTATAGTGCCTTGTGCGCTGTCATGGTTCATGTACAGCTTGATGTCGTTGCTCTTGATGAGAGCATCATCTACAGCACTGCGCTTGATAGTCTCATAGAACTGGCCTCCCATCAGCTCAGATCTTGACTCAACAGCTATAGCTAAGCCACCAATCTTCCTGCTGTCAGGGTTTGCTCTCAGTCCAACGACATGTCTGTATTCTAGATTCTTCTTCATGTTGTCAATGCGTTGTTGTAAGTTATTTATTGAAAGGAGCTTAGCTACCTTCCTCATCAGTCTCCTTCTCCTTGTCTTCAGTGTCGTCATTTCCTCTCTCTGGGTGTCTCCTGTCACTTGTCTCTGTGTTGTATCCTATGTTCTTAGAGTTCTCAAGAGTGACAAGGTTAGCTGGCACATAGTGGATGTCACCATCTTCAATGTCATTCAAGTCAAGGAATGAGCGTATCTCATTGATTGAGAGAGCACCAATCTGCCAGAGCACTTTGTAGTACTCAGCTTTAGTCTTGTTGTCTGACCTCAAGAACTCATCAGTGTCAAACTTGATAGTGCCATGCTCAAGCTCTGAAGGCAAGAACAGCTTAGTCTCAAACTCTGCCTCTATCTTGAACATGATAGGCTGGAGTGTGTCAGTCAATAGCTGCAAGCGAGCTGCCTCACTAGAGTTGTAGTTGTTGTGAGACAAGTCATAGAGCATGATAGGGTTGACATTGAAGAAGCGTGCTATCTCACTGACTGAGAACTGCCTTGACTCAAGGAGCTGTGCATCACTAGAGTTCTGCTGTATAGATGTGTAGTTCTCGACACCTTGCAAGAAGCAGATTCCATTTGCATCTATAGACCTCTTCCACTCAGACTTCAAGTCGGCTTTCTGCTTGTCATTGAGTGGCCTGTCTACTTTCAAGATACCACTCAGCTTTCCACCATTAGAGAAGTATCCTTCAGCAGCAGCCTCAGCATAGTTTGCAAGACCAAGTGTCTTGACTGCATACTTGATAGTAGAGATTCCTTCAAC